CTGTATAATAATATCTGTTCGCTGCGGAGTGAACACAACTCATAGCGGGTTTGTGTAAGGGTAGCACAGCAGACTCTGACTCTGTATGTGAGGGTTCGAATCCTTCACCCGCTGCCAGATGAGAAAACCTCGGAACTGCAATGGTTCCGAGGTTTTTCTTTATTTTCAACGGTTTGCCAATGTCCAGATGCATTTCACAAACTAAAACAAATGTTCTAGTTTGGCGCAATGTGAGTGGACAAAGAGCTTCTAAATGCTAACGCGTTTGCTAATCCTTTTTGCCCTGGTAAAAATCTGTCATGGCGGTCTGATATCGCTGGATATCCGCCTGGGCGATATGGGTGTAGATTTTGTGCATGGTAGTGGCATCGGCCCAGCCGCCGATCTCCATTGCAATGCGTTCCGGTACCTGCAGATGATAGGCCAGGGAGGCAAAGCTGTGCCGCAGGCCATGGACGCCCACGTCCGGTAAATTGTTTTCCCGGCAGATCTTCTTCACGGCGCCGCGGAGACTGTTCTGTGAGATGTCCAAGACAGGTCCGACTGACTTCCGGTCCCGTTGGATGGCCGCCGTCAGCTCCGGGATCATCATCGGCACGTTGCGGGTGGAGGTGGTATTTTTGTTTTGCACCTTGCGCTGGTATTTGTTATCCGCATTAAGCACCACAGCGCCTTGTACCCGGATAAACTTGGGATTTGCCGGAATGTTCTCCCACCGGAGGGCCTGGATCTCGGAAATCCGCAAGGAGGAGAGAGCCAACAGCGCCGGAACGGCATAGCGGGTATCCTTGACAGCGGAGACAAATACCCGGATCTCATCCGGCGTGAGAAAGGGCCTCTCTTTGGGCACAGGAGCCGCCAGAGAGACCTTAGGCAGCTTCCGGCCGGTGGTGTGCTCTACGACACCACGAACAAAGGCAAAGGCCGTCTTGAGGGTCTTGGGGGCGCATAGGGCGGCCTCCATGTTGACGATGCCCTGCCACTCCTCATCATCAATCTGATCCAAACGCCGGGGCATGGTGGCCTGGAAGCGATGCTTCTGGACGGTACGGTAGCCCCGGATCGTCAAAGGGGAAAGGGTGTTGCTGCGCTCCTCGATATAGGCGTCGATGGCCTCCGTCAGGGTGGGAGCCTCCGGAGCGGCTTTGGCCCGTTTGCCCGCCAAGTATTCGGCTTTGATGGCCCGGGCCTCCCGGATACAGGCTGCCCGGTTCGGTTCCGTGACAGGTATGCTCTCGCCACCCAGCCGCAGCTGAATGAAATAATTTCCTGACGGGAGCTTGCGCGGCTCCGGTAGTTTCATGATGGTGCCTCCAGAAAATAAAACATTTGTTCGGTCGAACCGCTATGGAAAAGCCGCCCGCCAGGGGCGGCTTTTTTACTGCGCCTTCTTCAGAGCATTGATCTCTTTGGTGTGGAGTTTCAGGAGCTGGTGGTGCAGATCCAGCTCCTCCTGCACCTTGTCCATCAGGTCCGGATCAGGGAGGGCCTTAAGCTTCTCGTTCACGGCGGCGAGGCCGTCGGCCAGAAGGTTGAACTTCGGCTCGAAGTACGACTCCATCAGGGTAGAAACTTCACCTATGATTTCTTTCTTCTGGCTGGCCAGCTTGATGTCCAGCTCGCCAATGATTTCCTGTTTCTGCTGGGCCATCAGCTGTGCGATGGCCTGCAGGTCTTTTTCGTCTAACATCGTGATACTCCTTTCGACTCCTACATCCTCAAAGCCCGTTCAGCTTGCGCAATCATATCCAAGTATTGTACTTTACTGATTTTTTTGACCTTACAGCCTTTGGCAATCAGCTCATCAGCCTTCCCTAATTTTCGTTCCCGTGCCCATTCCGGGAGATTTGCAATTTTTCCGACGACCAAATAGTCCGTTTTTGATGTGACAGCGGATTTGGTGAGCGCACCGACGGACCTTGCCAATTCTTCCATGGCAACCCGGTCCATTCCAAATTCTCCGGTAAAAACAAAGGAGACATCGAAAAGGGGTGACTTGCCAAACCGCCGCTGGCGTTCTTTCTGAGCAGTTTCCTTTTCTGCCTTCTTCTTCGCCTTTTCAGCCGCATCCTTCCGCTTCAGCTCAGCAACGCATACCTCCAGCAGCTCTTTTGTGGAGGCAACATCCTGCAAAGCCCTGTGCGAACTCTGCTGAGACAAATTGAGGGATTTGCACAAATTTTCCAGCTTATAACTGGAAAGCCCAGGGAAAGCACGCCTGGCAAGTGTCAAGGTATCCGCGTATGTAATCTGCCCTTCCGCTTCATTCAGCAGGCATTTCACAAAATCCAAATCGAACGTCACATTGTGACCGACTACCGTTGCCCCGACCAGTTCAGACTTCACCCGTTCACGGATATCCTTATATTTCGGAGATTTCGTAACATCTTTATCACAGATGCCGTTTATGCGGGACGCACTGGGAGGGATTCTGCACTCTGGGTTGACCAGCGTGGTAAAAGAGTCAACCACTGTGCCGTCCTGAACCTTCAACCACGCAATTTCAATGATGCGGTCCTCCTGGCGGTCCAAACCCGTTGTTTCAACATCAAGCACATAGTAATCCTTCAGATTGAGTTCTCCCCGCTTCGGGAGTTTACAAATCTCAAGGCCGGTATGGTCCTCCTGTATACCGGTCGATATCCTGATGCAGGAACCGGACGGGATACTTTCAATCAGTTCCCCAATATCAGCTTTGGGGGCATTTTGACGGGACGTGGGGGACTTTAGCGCCTTTGCAAGATCATCCAATAATCCCATAAATACAAATCCTTTTTCGTGTCCGATTCGGACACGTTTTTATTTTATCCGCCCGCGGCGGGGATCAACTGTACATCTCCACGGCCAGATTGCCATGGGCATACCAGCAGACGGCCTTGCGCATGAACGGCTCTGTGACGCCGAAGCGGTCCGCCAGGGCCGGGATCGTGTCGCAGCCATCGGCCATGGCTGCGTCCAGATCATCCTCCGGCACCAGCCGGCGGATGGCCCACTTGTCAGCCCGGTTCTCGTGGCGCTGGCGCACGTCCAGTTTGGCGAACCGGTTGTAAAAGCTGCCGGTCTCACAGTGGCCAAGCTCGTGGGCCAGACAGACCGTCTCCTGGGCAAGGCTGCCCAGCTTCCAGGGGTCCAGGGCGATGGCATAACCATCCCCCAGCGGGACGGACAGGGACGTGGCCCGCCGCATGGGGATCCAGTCCACGTCAATGTTCCGGCGCTCCGCGTAGGCATACAGATCCAGCGGGTTATTGGTCATTCTTCCTGCGCCTCCGCTGGTCCAGCTTGTACTGGATGTAGTCCTTGGCATCCTCCCAAAGCTCGTCCATCTCTTCCTGGGTCAAGTCCTCGCCGCCCTCGAAGAAAGCGGCCTTGATGGTGTCCTCGCTGACGGTGTCCGATTCGGACACCAAGGGGCGGGCGCCCCGCTTTTTGGGGCCCTCGCCGGTGAGGAGGTATTCCGTAGTAGTACCGAGAACCTCGGCAATCGTAGCTATTCGGCTTCGATAAGACCTGGTAGTTCCAACCCGCCATTGGCTGACGATTTTATCGCTGACACCTATAGCGGCAGCAAATTCTTTTTGCTCTTTGAATTGCGTATCGACCAACTCAAAGATTCGAGTCGCAGTGTCCAAAGGAGTCACCCCCAATAATCAACAAAAATTAGATTATAGAATTGTTCAAACTACATAAATCTAAATTATTTTGATTATTTGGATTGACAATCAATAAAACTTAGATTACACTGTTGCTTGTAAAGCAAGTTGCCTATGACGAAATCATAGCACAGCCCAGGGCGACTTGCAAGACGGAAAGGAGGCGATCCCTTGAAAAATCGGATCCGGGAGCTGCGGGAAGCGGCAGGCATGACCCAGGCGGACCTGGCGGACCGGCTCCAGGTCTCCGTCCCCACGGTGTCCAGGTGGGAGAGCGGCGTGATCCGGCCCAGCGTTGGAAAACTGATCGAGCTGGCGGAGATTTTCGAGACGACTATGGACACGATCTGCGGCCGGACGGCCAGCGCCTGATTTACCCAAACCATACCACAGAAAGGAGCTGGTGCCCATGTCAGGATATGACGGGGCAATCTACAAAACCTGCCGGGAACAGGCCGGATATACCCAGGGCCGGGCGGCGGAGCTGCTCAACTGTTCCGTGCGGCAGCTGGCCCGGTATGAGGCCGGAGAGGTCCAGGTGCCGGACGATCTGGCCTATGCCATGGTGCGGCTTTATAACAGCCAGTATCTGGCGGTGGAGCACCTGCGCCTGGTGAGTCAGCTGGCGGCCAGCATTATCCCGGCGGTGGAGCCAGTGACCTTGCAGACGGCGGCCATGCGGCTCTACAACACCGTGATGGACTTTGTGGAAGCCCACCCAGACCGGAAGCTGCTGCGCATTGCAGAGGACGGGATCATCACAGCGGAGGAGCGGCCCATCCTGGATGAGATTCTGGGCGAGCTGCGACACTTGAGCAAGGTCTGCTTTGAGGTGCAGGCCGCAACAGAAAGAGAGGTTTAATATGCCCAGATGCAAAATCGGAAACACGTCGCCAACCCCGGTTCAGCGCCGAAAGACTTTTAACCGGGTGGTGGAGCACGCCATGGTGGATCAGGGGATCCGCTCACAGTCCCAGCTGGCCGCCCTCATGGGAATGGATCGGGCCGCTGTGTGCCGCCGGTTCAACGGCGTGGTGGACTGGCAGTACACGGAGATCTGCCGGTTAATCAGCCTGCTGAAAATCGACGCGGAGGGCGTGGCTAAGATGATGGGGGTGGCCGCGTGAAGCAGTACATAAAAAAAGGCCGCCCTGTGGCTGGCACCACAGAGCGGCGGGTTCAGGGCCTTTCGACCGAGAACGATTGCAAAACTATTGTACCACATTCCGGCCGGATTGCAAGCCCCAGTTTTACCGGGGAGGGGGTGACCCACCCATGATGATCTGGGGGCTTGTGCTGATCGGCGTTTGCACGCTCACCAGCGGACTGTTCCGGCTGGTGGATCGGATTGAAGGGAGGCGGTGAGGATGGACGCATGGAAAACGCTGGATCTGCGGCAGCGAAAGACCTACGGCCCCCATGACGGGGAACTGATCGTGCTGCATATGATCCCGAAGAGCGCCTGGGGGCGGTCCGAGCGGTATCTCACCGGCCGCCTCCGGACGGAGGCAGGCAGGACCTGGATGCACAGCGGCGGGAGCGTGGCCTCCCCCGCTGAGCTGCGGAAACACTATGACCTCCGGTGGCTCCGGCTGCCGGAGGACCCCATCTGAAGGAGGTCGGACCGATGCCCCGAGAACAACGAACTCCAGCATATTGGGCGGTGGTGCCGGCTCCCGTCCGCCATGACAAGACGTTGCGCCCAAATGCCAAACTGCTTTACGCAGAGATCCAGGCGCTGGCAGATAGCTGCGGCTACTGCTGGGCGACCAATGAGTATCTGGCGGAGCTGTTTGACATTGCGGCTCGCACGGTGAGCGACTTGATCTCCACCCTGGCGAAGCGGGGCTACATCACTGTCGAAGTCCTCCGGGACCCCAAAACAAATGAAGTGATGGAGCGTCGCATCTGGGTGGACAAGCCGGCCGTGGCAGAGGTACCCCCTCCCGCCAAAAATGGCAATACCCCTCTAGCAGATTTTGACGGGACCCCTCCCGCCAAAAATGGCGAGGAGAATGATTATATTAGTCTAAGTAATAATACCCCCCTTACCCCCCAAAGGGGGGATGCGTGTAAACAGCCACAGAAGAAGCCCAGGCGGAAGTCCGCGCTCAAGGCGGCACCGGACTGGAAGCCGGAGCGGTTCAACGCCTTTTGGGATTACTATTCCCATCAGGCCCGCGGCGAAAACAAGCAGGGGGCTATTCGGGCCTGGGACAAGCTGCGGCCGGATGATGACCTGATCCGGCTCATGGGCAAGGCCCTCCAGCAGCAGATCGCCAGCGATGACTGGCAGCGAGGAATCGGCATCCCATACGCCTCCACCTGGCTGAACAATGCCCGGTGGCAGGATGCACCACGTCAGCCGCCCCAGGAACTCAGCGACGAGGAGGGTATTGATGGAATTTGAAAAAGCCATGCAGGCAGCGGCGGCCTATCTGACATTCACGCCGCGCTTCATGGACCCTAAGCAGCCGCAGGGCCTCTGGTTCTGCAATACGGTTGCAGAGGTCTCCGCGATCCAGATCAATGCGGTGTGCCTTGGCAATGGTTGCGAGTGGGATAACGTGGTCAAAACAGAGCCATTTTTAGCACACTTCCCCTTTGTGGTCATCGTAACGCCCAACGCCATTGCCCGTGAGGAGATGGTGAAGCAGCTGCGGCCACGCCTGCCGGCTGCCTGTATCTATGTCATCACGGACGCAGGCTTTCGCAACTGCAAGACCCTGGATGAGTTTGTGTCGGCCTATGGCTCCGCTCATCTGCTTGATATACTGGCGGGAGCAGAGGAGCTGCCGGCTTATGGCATCCTCAATCTGGCCCAGGTGGCCCGGAGAGACCTTCGCAAAGTCCCCAGAGTCCTTTCCCGCTTCCCCGTGCTGGACAGGGGCATCGGTGGATTCTTCTCGGGAGAATTGTCTGTCTGGACCGGCAAGCGAGGCGTGGGAAAGAGCACGATCCTTGGCCAACTGCTCTTAGAGGCAATCGATCAGGGGCATACCGTGTGCGCATACTCCGGTGAGCTCCCCAAGGAACAATTCCGCGAGTGGATTTATCTACAGGCGGCAGGACCGGAACATATCTCGTATGAGACAGACGAGGCCACCGGCAAGCGATTTGCAATGGCTGATCCCATGACGGATCAGATGATCTCCGAGTGGCTGGACGAGCGGTTCTGGCTCTTTGACTTGGAGCGGAACACACGTCACGATCCAGAGACGATTCTGAAGCAGTTCGAGTATGCAAAGATGCGGTACAACGCGGATGTGTTTTTGGTGGATAACATCATGTCCGTCGACTTTGACGGGTTCTCAGACCGGGATTTTAACCGTGTGCAGTCCAAGTTTACGAAAATGCTGGTGACATTTTCCAAGCGCAGAGGGGTCCATACCCACTTAGTGGTCCATCCCAGAAAATCCACCAGTGATACCAACAGCAAGGTCAGCTCCGATGATGTCAGCGGAAGCGGAGACATCACCAACCGGGCCGACAACGTGTTTTTCCTGACGACCCATATGGCCTCTGATGCCAAAGGGCCGCCGGTGACGAAACCCATGCTGCAGATCCTCAAAAACAGAGATTTTGGAGCCAGAGGGCAGCAGTGGCTGGATTTTGACCGAAAGTCACGGCGCTTTTTCCCCGACCGGATCGGTGACGCCAAAAGGCCCTACAGCTGGGATATGGCGGCCAGGCAGATTTCTTTGACCGATGACCGCGGTGACGTTGACAGTATCTTCCCAGAGGAGGCGAGTACATGACTGTGGGGGATATTTTGCAGCTGAGGCCCAACTTTTACACGGAGTACATGGGCGCCAATGACCTGCCCCGCCCGGCCCGGGTGGTCTACATACATCCGCTGGTGCGGTTTTTCGTGGTGGAGTTCCGGAGCGACCTGGGCATCCCCTGGCGGGAGACGTTTTTCCCATACACACGGCGGATCGCGGACATCGTGGACCGGTCCGCGCCTTATCTGCCGAACGAAAAGGAGCTGTTTTGAGTGAGAACGATTGCGATTATGAACAACAAGGGCGGCGTCGGAAAGACCGTCACCGCCATCAACCTGGCGGACATCCTGGTGCGGGACTATCGCCAGCGGGTGATCCTGGTAGACTGCGACGGGCAGATGAACTTGTCAAAATTCTTTTTCCCGGAGCTGGACCCGGAGACGGAGTACACCATGGTGTCCCTGCTGGAGGGAGACGGGGAGGCGCTGTGGAGCGACAACCTGCTGCAGGTGAGTCGTGACCTGTGGCTGATCCCCGGGAGCCCGGAACTGTATACGGAGGACCTGGAGGCCGTCATGGAGGGCCAGGATCAGGCCAAGACCCGCCGGGTGGCGGACTTCGTGGACTGCGTCCGGACGGATGACGGGGCGGACTTCTTCATTTTCGACTGCCCGCCGGGCTTCACGGCGGCCAGCCTGGCGGCTCTTCTGGCCAGCGACGAGGTGGTCATTCCGATGGAGTTGGATGGATTTTCGGTCACCGGTATGATGACCATGCGGCAGCAGTTGGCGCTGCTGGAGCGGAGCGGCTTGCGGGTACCTAGAGCCACAGTACTTATCAACCGTTGGAGACCTACGGAGTTCGTGAAAGAGGTCGAGGCTCAGCTGCGTTCCATGATAAACACGGGCTTACTGGTCTATGACCAGGTGATCCGGAAAAGTGAGAAAGTGCCGGAGAGCACGGTGACCGGGTCCCCGTTGGCGGTGTACAGTCCCCGGAGCGCCGCCGGTGTGGACTTCCGGCGCTGGGTCCGTGAGTTCATGGGGGAGGTGTGAGTATGTTTGACATCTCTCGATTTGCACAGACGGGGCAGACCCCATCTACAGAGCGCAGCATCGGGGACATCACCTCAGAGATCCTGCGGCTGAAACAGGATGCCGGTAATGCGATCCTGGGCATCGGCCAGAGGCTGATCGAGGCAAAGGCCATGTTGCCCCATGGAGAATGGCTTCCCTGGCTGACAGAGCAAGTCGAGTTTTCTGAGCGTACCGCCCGCAACTTCATGAGGTTGGCGCGGGAATGGACAAATCGGCAAGCGCTTGCCGATTTGGGAGCTGCAAAAGCATTGACGCTGCTGGCTTTGCCGCCGGAGGAGCGGGAACGCTTTATGGAGGAGAACCATGTCGTGGACGGTGAGGAGAAGTCGGTCATCGACATGACTTCCCGGGAGCTGGAAAAGGCCGTGAAGGAGCGGGACGAGGCCCTGCACGCGGCGGAGGAGGCCCGGGCGGCCGCGGAGACGGCGGATCAGAGCCGGGCCAAGATGGAAGCGGACATGACGGCTCTCAAGCAGCTGCACCAGGCAGCACAGGCCGCGGAGGTCCAGGCCCGGGAGGCTCTGGCCAAAGCCCAGGCCGAATTGAAGGCCCTCCGGGAGAGACCGGTGGAGGTTGCCGTCGAGGTAGACCAGAATGCTCTGGAAGAGGCCCGCCGGGAAGCGGAGACCCGGATGCAGGCCAAAGTGGACAAGGCTGCGGAAGCCCGGAAAAAGGCAGAGGAGCAGCGGAAGAAAGCGGAGGAAGAGCTGACCGTGGCCCGACAGCAACTGGAGGCAGCCCGGCAGACGGAACGTCAGGCCGTGATCTCGGGCGACAAGGACCTTGCCCTGTTTGAACTGTTGTTCAGCCAGGGGAACGAGGCCGTCAACAAGCTCCATGGACTGCTGCTCAAGGTCCGGGGACGGGGAGATATGGAACTTGCCGGAAAGCTCCAGAAGGCCCTGCTGGCTTTGGCGGATGTGACGAGGAGGTGCGCGGAGGAATGACCGAGCGGGCAATCGAGCTGCTGGAAGAGCAGCAGCGAAAAGTGAAGGAGCGTTCCGCACCCTGGATGGTGGCGGAGCAGCTGAAGGATATCTGCCGCCGGGAACCGCACAGCGCGGAAATCCTGGCGCAGGACCTGGAAAACGCCTCCATGTCCATCACGGAGGCTGAGAAGAAGATCAAGGCCTTTGCGGACGGGCACAGGAGCGGCGGCTTTGCCTGCGTGACACCCGGGGAGGCCGACGCCATCCTGCGGGAGTTCTACGGCCTTGGCGCCTCTGGGGGCGCGGCCGCGGAAAGCGGCTCTCCGAAGATCCTTAATCTGGCGGATTTTCTGTGAGGTGCTGGATATGGACAAGGACTGGAAGAAAATCGCGGAGAAATTGCCACTGCAGCCCAGCGACGACCTGGTGAGCTATGTTGCCAGTGATATCTGCGACGGCGATGCGCTGGGAACAGGTATGCTCTTGTTCCATCGTGAGCCTGTCACGCTTGCAGAACCGCTCAAAGAGATCATGTGCCCGGAGGACTGGGAGCGGCGCCGGCAAACGGCAAAGCACCGTTGGGGCGCCCGGTGTACCTGCACCAACTGCGGAGAGGACTTTACGGCGGGGTATTCCGATGGCGGGATCGTGCTGGAGACAGGGCCGGATGACACGACCTGCGCCGGCTATGCGGAGCCGGGGCCGGTCACCAACGTGTATCTGGAGGGCGAGACAGTCCTCTGCCCCAAGTGCTGGACCGCTGTTGAGGTGACGCGCCGGGCAGACCTGCACAAGGGACGCACCTATCAGGTGCTCCAGGCGGAGGCGGTCAACGTGGACGCCTATACTGTCGTCTTGTATTGGCTGGTCAGCCGACATTTTGACGACACCGGAGGCGATCACATCCTCTTCCTGCCCCACGCCGCTCTGCTGATTGACGGTGACGGGCGGCTGCGGCGGTTTCGCGCCAAGCGGACCGGAAATGATGTGCGGGATGTGGTCTGGCTGCCGTGCAGCTACACCCGGGACCCAATGCAGATGCCCTACTATTCCTGGGATGCGGCCAACCACCGCAAGATCGGCGGGTGGACACTGGTCCATGTCCCGGGTCTGGACCGGCACACTGGCGAGAAGACGGCGCTGAAGGAATACATAGCTGCCGGCGGCTGCTGGCCCGGAGCGTACCTCCACGTATGGGAGCAGCATCCGCAGGTGGAGAACCTGATGCGGCAGGGGTTCTCCGAAGCGGTAGTCCGCACGATTGATGACACGTTGGACCTTGCCGCCAATGTCCACGACCTCTGCGACGCGCCACCCATCCCGTGGGTGGACTGGAGGGAAGTCAAGCCCCACCGGATGCTGCACATGAGCAAACCGGCGTTCCGGGAAATCTCCCGAAAGCATTGGGGGGCCGGGGATGTGGAGTGCTGGGACAGATACCGGCGCCAGATTCCCGGTGCTGACGCAATGGACTTTGAATACTGCCGGAAGCGCATCGGCAGCAAGGCCGTGGGGCAGCTCCTGGAGATGGTGGCCGCCGGATGGGAAGATTTGTTCCCCCTGCCTGTGGTCCGCTATCTGGAGAAATGGGGAGCCGTTAAAGATGGCGTACAGATGCTGATCGACTACCGCAAGATGCTGCGGGACGCGGAGATGGCGGAAACGGAAGAGACACTTTGGCCGCGCGATTTGCTGGCCGCCCATGAGCGGATCACCCAATTCTGGGCCGACCATTTCAAGGCATCGTATCAGCTGGGATTCACCAGCACATTCATCCGGTTTCGGGAGCTGGAATGGACGGACGGAGATCTGTGCATCGTCCTTCCCCGTGTGGAGGAGGACCTGGTCTCCGAAGGAAAGGTCCTGCGGCACTGTGTCGGCACCTACGGTAGCGCACACTGCTCCGGAAAACCCGTGTTTTTCGTGCGGCACCGCCGCAGGCCGGAGCGGAGCTATTATACCCTGCAGATCAACATGAACGGGACGATCCCAAAGGAAATCCAGCTCCACGGATACGGCAATGAGCGCCACGGAGACCACAAGCAGTATGCCCACAAAATCCCGCGGAAGGTCCGGGAGTTCTGCGACCGCTGGGAGCGGGAGGTCCTGACACCCTGGTTTGCGGCACAACGTACAGGGGCAGAGCGGCCAGCCAAGAAAAAACAGAAAGCAGGGAGGATCGCCTGATGCGGATCGTCAAAACCGGAGACCCCTGTCCACTCTGCGGCCGCCCGGTGACCGCAGAGGACCGGGAAACGTTGGACCAGTTGACGGCCATCGCGCAGATGTTGGATCGCCTTGGCATTGACATCGCTGCGGGTGCGGCGGAGAAAGGAGAAGAATATGAGTGAGCAGGGATATGAGCGGAAAAAGGACTTTGTGAACCATGCTTTAAGCCGCTGCGTGGCGTCCATGTACCCCAACGTGTGCCGGGTGGCCTACCACACCCGGGACACCGACGAGGGTCTGCGGGAGACCGCCATGATCTACCTGGCCGGGGGCTACTCCCGGCGGGTAGACGTGACGGGGCTGGACCTGCCGGCCACCCTGGACGCCGTGCTGGCGGTGTTCCGGGAGGCGGCGTGAGATGGGCCGCTATACGGGCCGGGAGCGCCGCCAGCGCGCGCTGTACCGGCTGGCCATCGTCGTTTGGATCATCGTGCTGGCCCTAGTGCTGTGCATGGACACGGCAGGATAGGAGGCGGCTATGGAGACAGTTGACTTGATCAATGCCCTGCGGCGGATGGCTCCAGAGACCGGAGGCCTGCCCTGTCTTGGATGCGGGCATGAGCACGGCTGCAGTGTCCACGGCTGTGCTGTCCTCAAAGAGGCGGCGGACCGGCTGGAAAAACGCTACCGAGGTGCTAGGGGCCATTGTAAGCCGGTGATTGCCGTAGCACCAGACGGCAGCTGGACCCGCTATGTGTCCATCAAGGAGGCGGCCCGGATCGTGGGCGTCAACCCGGCCCAGATCAGTACGGCGTGCGTTACAGGACAGCGGTGCGCCGGCCAGTATTGGAAAAAAGAGGAGGGATAAGGTGAGACCGATTGATGGTGATTACATAAGCGATGCCCTAGAGGCAGAGCTTTGCCGGGAGGGCGATGATCTTGAGGATCGGCAATGGGCCTATGGCTATGCCGCGGGAGTGAGTTTTGCAGTTCGTAAACTCGCGGAAGCCCCCACCCTCACCCCGCCGAACGAGTGGGTGAGCGTGGAGGAGAGGTTACCAACGGACGAGCGGCCGGTTTTGGTATTCGTCGGTTATGCAGACACCATGACGGGATTTATTACCACATCGTCCTATTTTTGCTTTGACGCAAATCCGCATTGGCAGTGGGATGGTTTGGTTCAGGACGAGCAGAAAACGCTTTTCTGGATGCCCCTTCCGGAGCCGCCAGGAAAGGAGGGGTGAGGATGGACAGGAAACAGGCTGTAACGATTTTGAAGCGGAAGACCACCATCCCTGGTGATGGATACACCTGGGAGCAAATCAATGAGGCCATCGACATGGCAATTGCCGCCCTGTCCCCGCCGAACGAGCCGCTAACCATCGAGCAGCTGCGGGCCGAGCTGGAGCAGGTGAAGCGGGAGCGGGATGCGGCGATTGAGGCTGCAAATGGTCTGGATAAAATGATTGGCAGAGCATGGGGGGAAGACTGACATGGAACGGCTGACATACTTTGACGGTGGGAAATGGCGGCTCAAAATTGGCGACACCGAATACAGCGGAGAAGCCGTTGACCGCCTCGCAGCCTACGAGGGCACGGGGCTGGAGCCGGAGGAAATCCTCTCTGCCGTGGATATGGCAAAAATCGCCTGTGCGCTGCATGAGCTTAATGCCTACAAGGAGCTCGGCTCCATTGACTGTCTCCGCAAGCTGGCTGGTGGCCCGGGAGAGACATCAACCATCACCAATGGGGGTAAAATCCGGGCCATGGACGATGACAGACTGGCGCAAGAGATTCTGCGCCGCTGGCGGGCAGAAATGGAGGCGGGAAAGTTTGAGGATATTTCCACTCGGTGGTGTGACATGAAGGGTGGATGCGTCAGCAGTAAGGGATACCCACGCCCCTGCACGGAAGATCGTCTGCTGGCCTGCATCAAACGATGGCTCCAGCAGCCAGCGGAGGAGGACACCTGATGGACTACGAAAAGCTTGTGGCTGAATTAAGAGATTGGTTGCCACCAGAAAGTGAGAAAATCCCATACGGAGAACTAGTCGGCGCACCATATCCATACAACCTGCAAGGCCCATTGGTGTATGCTGACGAGGTATGTAACTTAGTGGAAGAAGCTGCGGATGCTATCACTGCCCTGTTGGATGAAAACGCTCTGAAAAACAGGAAATCAATGTGGAGGAAACTGTTGGAGGCGGTTAAAAGCGCCTTTGGCTGGGGGACAAAGGAGAGGAGAACCCTGATGGACATTGAGAAGCTCAGAAAGAGTTTGCTGGAAAATTCTGATCCTGACGGGCCTTGCATTGAGGATGATCTTATGCAAGCCGCCGCCACCGCCCTGTCCCCGCCGAACGATCCGCTGACGCTTGAGGAACTGCGGAAGATGGATGGAGAGCCAGCGTGGTGGGACGATGGTGAAGGAAGTTGCTGGGGTATTATTTCTGTTGATAGTGCTGGAATGTGGGGTGGCATCCCGTTTTTACGCGGAAGATGGAGGCAAGTAAACTTTGAATATAACATTGAAGAACGAAAAATGAGAATTTACCGCCGCCCGCCGGAGGGAGAGGAGGACGGTAATGTCTAAAAAACGGTTCGGTTCCCAAGTTTCAACGTATCTCTTCCGGACGCAATCGAGATTGTGAAGTATCACCTGGACGATCCAGATATCGCCATGCAGTCAAAAGTAATGGCCATCGAGAAGATGGCAGAGATGGAAACACACAACAGCATCACGAAGAATGATCTTGTCGGTGCGCTCCGATGGATTTATGAACACTATGACCTTTTATCGGTTTTGTGAGGTGACGGCAATGTTTACGGTTGATGACGGCCTTTGCTTCCCGTGGGAGGGATTTGTCTGCTGCTAAGTAACAACGATTTGAATACCATCCAAGTTGCCTTAGATACTGGGATGGAGACCGTAATGACCCGAACTCTTGGAGATTTCCGCATCACGGTCTCCACATCCAGAGCCCCGCCTGTTTGGCATCCGTTTCTTATGCTTGCCCGTCTGGAGATTTGGGATGGGCACATATATTCTACAAAGTGGTGTGTCAGTGCGGAGGAGGTGCAGCAGTTTGCGGGGAGATAATCAGTCCTTGTGGTATTGTGTACGCCAGCGGGCAGGCCCGCTAGTTAAAGAGTGCAGGGCGCTGCGGCCACGGCTGAGCCGGTACGACTCCCGAGAAGACCGGCGGGACAAGAATGAGATCGTCCGGTCCAAGCACACCGCAGTGTGCAGGACTCAGGTGGATCGGTTGGAGCTGCGGCTGGCGGAGTTTGGCTTTCGGGGCAGCCATTATACGATGACCTGTGACGACTTCCACCTGCCGGACAGATATGATGGGATGCGAAAGATGTTCCGGGCAGCCCGGACGCGGATGCAGCGATGGCACGGCGGGCCATTCGACTGGATCGGCTGCATCGAGGGCAAGCACGGGGACCACCGGCTCCACGTACATTTGGTGCTGCGGGACGAGGACTTCTCCCCGGCAGAGGTGCGGCACCTGTGGACGGCTGGCGACGTGGATGACGAGCCGGTCCTGATGCGGGAGGGCGGCTACCGGCGGCTGGCCAAGTATTTCAACAAGGAGCGGCCGGACGGATTTGTGATACCGCTGGGCAAGCACCCGTGGAGTTGCAGCCGGGGACTGAAGGCACAGATCCCGGAGCCGGAACGGTGGCGGGATGATAGCGGGCTGATTGAGGTTCCAGACAATGTGATTTGGTGCCGGAAGGGTGCCCATGAGAATGACTTCGGGGCGTACTACTACGCCAGCTATATCCTGCCGGACGGGCCGCAGTTTGGAGGACGGTTCTTTATTTAGAATCTGTCGCGCGCGTGCGCGCGATCAATCTTGAAATCTAGTGGAACGATAGGCACACACAAAAGAAAGTGAGGGAAAGCCGTTGCAAAGCACACGGAAATGTGATAGCATTGTCGTAAAGGACGGATGGATAACCTGCCCGGAGTGCGGACGGAACCATCGGCTGCTGCGGATTACTCCGGAGACGGAGGCCCACGGACTGCCAGTATACTGCCGGACATGCCGGCGGGAAATCGTCCTGAATATCGAGAGAGGCCAGAGCGTCAAGCGCCAGAGCCCATGATCTACCTCAGACGGGGATGGATCGTGGCTCTGGCGTTTTTTTGTTTGCCCGGAGGTGATAGCCCGGGCCAGGCGCCTGGGCGTGTCAGATTCGGACACGGAGGGAGATCATGGGCTTTGACTATACCAGCAAGCGCTGGGGGCGCAAGCGTGCGGCCATCCTGCGGCGTGACGATTACCGCTGCGTGTGGTGCCGGCGCTATGGCCGCAACCGCCCGGCGGTGGTGGTCCATCACATCAAGCACGTAGATGAGTATCCGGAGCTGGCCTACGAGGACAGCAACCTCGTGAGCCTGTGCCAGGGGTGTCACAACAAGGCACACCCGGAGAAGGCACGGGCGGCAACGTACGGCCGCAGGTACTGATCCCCCCCACCCAAGGACCCCCAGCCGGGGGGCCTTGGAGACCGGCGGG